CCAGAAACTCCGTATGCTTCGATATGCCTCTTCACTACATCTGAGATCTTTGACATGAGAGCGACTCCCCCTTGCGCATCAGTCCCGTCTTTTGCCCCAAAGTCTCCTTCATACACAAAGCTTACCTCCCACCATCCGTCTCCTTTTGGCTTGAAATACACCTCAACCATGTCTTCCTTGAATGGAAACGCGTCAAACACGGTTCCATCTTCGTCAACTTCATCGAATCCACCCTTGCCATCGGAAGAATTTGCGGACTTCATCCACCCCATTGACCTTCCTATGGCCTTCCATTCGTCTCTTGAGATTATGTATTTCAATCCATCGCTCATTTGCTATAGATAATATTTATTAATAAAATTCGCCATCCCCTTCCCAACCCCCCTTCTATCAGCAATAAAAAGCTCGCCACGCGCCAAAATTTTTTTTGACACCTCCGACAGAATGAATTATATAATAAAAAAATCCCCCATATAAATTTTCGGGGGGATAAAACAGACATGATGTCGCTGGCGTCGCGCGTCTACCAGTACGAGATCTTGCCTCTCCTCGCGTACTTGTCTGCAGTCTCGACATCGTGGATGATGATGTTGTCAACTCCGCCCAGTTTTATGTTGTACTCCACATTCGGCTTCATCTGCATCGTCATGTCGCCAACCGCCTTGCGCAAAGTGTCTCTGTTCTTGCCCCATAGGTATGTCGCGCCTTCGGCGCTCTCCTTCGATGTCTTTATCCACCCCAAATTATAAAGTTCTTCCAGTACCGAGTGGCTGTAATCAAGCTCGCCGCTGTGCAGCTTGTTGTACACTTCCTTCAGCTTGTAGCTGTCCTTTTCGTATCCGAACTCCTGCGATATGAGGTCCACAAGCTTGTCATCCGTCAGCCCGAAGCGCTCTGGGTCCCTGAAGACATCCGTTATGTGGAAATACCCCATCCCGTTGTCAAGCTTGTCGTATCCGCGTGCCGAAAACGTCTTGGACTGCATGGTGTGGTGCCAGAAGCCGTGATGCACGACGAACCACGGATATCTGGCTTGAGCCGCCTTGTACCAGTTCACTTCAATGACCTTTTTATCTCGATAATCTTTCCTGCGGCTATTCCGCAGGCGAAGCTCAGGACAAGCGAAGCTAGTGTCAGTATCATCTCCATGTCATTCCCTAATAAGCTTAACTTCTTTTCACAGCGGATATCCAGGATGGTTGGTCTTCGTGGACTTCCATCCCTTCTCGTAGTGCGGCTTGGTGTCCACCTTGATGGGATCGAGCCACACTTCAGTCCCCCTGTCCAGCCAGTCATTCACCACGGTCGTCTTCACGATCATGCCTTCCGAGCTCACCGCCAACCCCTCGTGTCCATGCGTTTCAGCCTCTGATACTATCTTATGGGCCGCATCGCGGTCACTGGGGTCGGGCTTGCCGCCACCGCCAAGCCTCGCCCTCACCCTGGCGTTGTGGTCGATGATCTTGCCCATCACGGCTTCCGCTTCCTCTCCCTCCGCAACAGCGTCCCACTCCCTGCCTGTTTCACCAGCGTGATCGCGCTCGGGGCCAGACATCCCCCTGTCGAAGGACGAGAACGACTCCTTTATCCAGCCCATCTGCGCCCCTATACTTTGCCATTCCGACTTTGATATCTTTATATTCATGCTATTTCCCTTTTATATGAATTATCTCGCATGCAAAGCATGCTTCATTATGTAGTTTTTTATTCTTATCCTAAGGTCAGAGTGGCTTATTTTATCCATAGCGACTTCTCCTGACTTAAACACATACATTTGAAGTGCATCGTTCAACTTGTCTATCCTGAAACGACCTCCGACTCCGTCTTTGTATTGAGCTTCAAAATCCGTAAGAACAGGACCTTGGTTGTCATATGAACTCCACCCCCCAGCTATCCTTATCATGTATTCGTCAGGACTCACGCCTGCAATTTCATCATCAATAAAAACAGAAGCAGGCACTACCTCGTCAAGAACCCTCATAAACTCGCCTTCATAAGCCGCCTTCAGCCAGCCAGACTTGCTGCCTATCCTCTGCCAATCCGACTTTGATATCTTATATTCCATGAATTTTTCTCCTCATGCTATCCCTTATACTCATGATCCACATTAATTATTCTTCAACATCCAACGTCATACCAATAAGTTTTATTAACTTATTCAACAATTCCTGCAGACTTTATCTTTTCCGTCACATATTTGCCAACAGCCTTAGGGTCTACGCATCGGTTATACCATTCAAGCGTTCTGTCTCCTATCTTCTGCAGCTTTACTGGATCAGACAAAAGCTCATCTATGATGGAAAGATTTGACCAGTCGCTCACTCTTATTCCTGGAAATCCTTCATAATACCATAGATGAGTCGGCAGCTTGTCTCCCACCAGCAGCACACAGCCGCATCGCGCTGCCTCAAATATCCTAAAAGATTCATGACTTGTATATCCAGGTGGACATAAGGCAATCCTCGTCTTTGTAAGCAAAGATCCGTAATCCCACATCTTCAGCCCTTTACCCCATCCGTCATGATGAATTTTCCAATACTTATTCTTACCATCTTTGCTCCTTCTCTCAAGGGCAGACTTCATCTTGTCTCTTCCGTTGTCATTCGCAGTTCCAGAGAAAGAGTAGTCAAGCGCCCTTTCGGCAAGCGGAGTATGGCCGTGGCCTCCAAAGTCAGTCAAATAGCCAAGAGGAAAAGGATGAACCCTGTTGTCACATATGGGAGCACGTGGAAAGTAATGCTTGAATATAAGAGCCAAATTTTCATGCAAGTGATTTGCAATCGGCTGCTGATGATGTTCGTCGGAAGTAGAGAACAGTATGGAGTTTTTGGGTACTTCCGTCAACGGCTCATTCCATACAGAAAAAATAAACGTGTGATCTTGCCCAGTGTTAACATTTGCTATAACGCTTTCGAAGTAGTCCGTCTCGTCCTTTCCATGTACAAATCTTCCTCTCAACGGATTTATAACATTATGCATTCAGAATCTCCTTATTTAGGCACGCAATTAGGAACGCGCCTCTTCCCTTTCCTCTTCATCCCAACCATCTTGTAACCGCTCCAGCACTGGCCAGCCTTCGACTCCTTCAGCCAGCCAGCCTTCATACCAACCCTCTCCCACTCCGCCCTCGACATCTTGTACTGCATAGACAGTCCTCCATCTAAGATACCTTCTTAATCCGCTTTTTTTTCACAACTACCTTCTTTGACTTCAGCGGCTTCACAAACTTCATGTAGTGAAAGTAAGCAGACCACGCGAAAAGCATAGCAATTCCCACATTCAACACCAGCTCGGACAAAGGAGGATCACTCAGCGTCAGCACATTGTACAAGGCACCAGAGGCACACATGCTCAGCGCAATCTTCACAAATATCGTGTTGCATGCCTTCATCTTGTGTATCAACGAGTTCTCCCTGCCGAACAGGAATATCAGGAACGCACCGAATGCAACCGTAAGCACGCAGTTCGCCAGCAGATTCACCAACATCACAAAGCTCATTTCTCCCTCCTTCTTGCAGCCCTCTTTTTACTAGTCAACTTGCGACCAGGAACCCTCTTCGTCCTGGAGATCGTATTTTCCCCATTTTCTTCCTTCTTCACCTTCATGAACTTGTCTATGACTATCTCCAGGCCCTTCAGTCCCATAAAACCCATCATGAAAGCAACAGCATACTTGCCCTGGCCCCTTATGCTCTCAGGCATCACGTTCATTATCACTGGAGTAAGATAATTGGCGCACGCAGTGCCCGCAAGCAGCGACGCAATCGTAGGCCCTATCCTCTGGGAAGCAGTCTTCGACACCATCAGAAGCGCACCGAAGAAGCCAGATATAAGGAATCCTATCTCTATACCGTACTGAATAAGCTGACCTTCAACAGAATCGGAGTTCTTATCCACCATTTTCTTATGTACCCCCCAATTTTTATATATTTATATAATAATCAATAAGGTATTCCCCTTCCCCCCATTTTGCATTTTTATAATATTATAATATTATACCACCATAAGGTATCCCCCCCATCCCCAAAGACTATAAAAACTCTACTCACCAATTGTTGAGGAGCTTTTTTGACAGCATCATTTTACTTGATACAACATTCACCATGAACTGGAGAGGATCGCTTTAATTCATTCCTTTGCCCACTCGTACGCAAATTGATTTAATATTTTATCAATCGCTTTCTTTTATCAATTCAATAAAGTAATTCTTTGTTTCTCTCATTAATGTGGTGTGATGTTTCGTGTACTTCATTTTTTCAAACTGAGGATTATCTTCAAGCATTCCTTTGCAATAGTAGGAATCGCTTGTCAAAGATGACGGCGTCGATTCATCTGCATTTTCCTCTTCACATAATTCCTCTGTAGCAAGATATATTCCAGAGTTTATTTCATCAATGATTCTATAAGGAGGCATGTCGGAAAAATTCTTATCGAAACCCTTAATACCCATAGAGCTTAAGTCATGCTTGAGACTTTTATTTTTTGCTATGCTTCTTTCATAGCGCATCATTTTCTTCATTACATCATCTTTAACGTATGGCTTGAGCCATTCGATTGTGTATTCAATATTCTCTGCGCTTGATGGGGAAAACTCAGCGATGTTTCCGCTACTGTCAAGCTCTGTGTCCGCATCTCCAAAAACATCCCCCATGTCTTTGCCGCCTTCTTCAAGCTTTGCTCCTTCCTTTAGCCATCCAGAATTGAAACCAATATTTAGCCAGTCTTTTTTACTCATCTTTATAAAAATATCTTTATTACTAGCAGTAGAGTCAGAAAGACCTTCTTCATAATGCCTCATGGCATTTGCCCTGTAACTCCCCCAGTCTGTGTCAACAAGATTTCTAAAATTAAAGCTATCTTTACGTTTCGTGTTCGTATGATTCTCATTTCTTCCTCTCCTAGGTTTATAAACAAAAGGAGTGGATTTCCATCCCATGGCCTTGTCAAGATATTCGGGATCTGTCTCTCCACCATTGAAAAAAAGTCTTTTTATAGAAGACTCCTCTATCCCAGAACTTCTAAGAACATCAAGAAATATATTGCAATAACGCTTTACTGTGTCAATGTCCTTGGCTGTTTCACCAAGTATGCTAATACTAGGAATTTTTTTAACCCTAGACATGGCATACTCGTTGCCTTCTGCTGCCTGTACTGCCCTATTCTTGCACATTTCACAAACATTGTTTAATAAAGATTTGCTTATTTGACCCTGCATGAGCTCATTACTCCTTGTTATTTACATATCATTGCATTACCTGCTAAACGCCTTCTATCAATTCATAATGTCATTAATACCCCAATTCACCAAGGTATCCCTTTTCTTCATAATTAAAAATTTCAATTTTCACACCCCCCCTTTTTTTTATCCATCATAAATTACAACAAACGCAGAAGCCCGTAAGGTATCCCCCAGCAGCCAGTTTTTACCTATAAAAAGACCCCCAGGTGGGGGGTATGCGTTTA